TGTTCCGCCCGTGCCTCCGACTGCTCCGGTAGGGCCTGTCGATCCTGTGTTAGCTGTTTGCCCGGTCGCACCTGTACCACCCGTTCCACCGACTGCGCCTGTGGGGCCGGTAGAGCCAGTATTGGCTGTCTGACCTGTCGCTCCCGTTCCACCGACAGCCCCGGTTGGACCTGTATTCCCAGTTGATCCCGTGCCCCCGGTAGCCCCGACAGCACCAGCATTGCCAGTCTGGCCTGTCGCACCAGTATTGCCGGTCCCACCTGTATTGCCCTGAGTGCCCGCGCCCGTGTTTCCGGTGTTACCAGTGTTTCCATTCGGTCCCGTCGGGCCTGTTGCGCCTGCGCTACCCGCACCTGTAGCTCCGGTGAGCCCAGTATTGCCAGTGTTTCCCGCAGGGCCTGTGCCACCAGTTGCGCCAGTAGCGCCGCCGCCAGGGCCTGTTGCTCCCGTGGCCCCAGTTGCGCCGGGATCGAGACTACCGGCAACGACGTGGCCTGCGTTCCAGTTGGACGGGACGACCTCACCCGCGGCTGCCGCGGCGGGGTCATCTGCTACCCCACTGACAAAAGCATGCGTGACGGTAATCGTCATTCAATTTTCGCAATCAGCTTCCCCGCCTCGTCGCGAGTCCCGGTTACGGTCTTGGTCACGCCATCCGTGATAGTGCCTACTAACTTGCCATCCGGTCCTCTAGTAGCAGTTACCGTCTTTCCAATACCGCGCTGGGCATCGACTCTGACTGACGTACCACCAACGTCGACAAAGACGTCGGGCTGCTTGATCTCGGGCATGTTCACCGTGACGGCCGCGGGAGCTATGTTGATCGCTGGCGATGCAGGCATCGTAATCGCAGGCGCGTCAACGTGAATATTCACAGGCTCGCGTCTGAACGTCTCCATCCACTTCTCGAAGCGGTCGTCATCGAACTTGGATGTCTGCTTAGCCTGCGTCGACGGCGCACCAGGCGCTACAATCGGCGCAGGTTTGGCAGCTTGCATAGCAAGAGCGTGATCGTTCTGAGCTTGTTGCTGGTCAGGCGGTAGAACCGTCGAGTTCGGGGCCGCATTCCACGTCGCAAGGTCCATGTTTGCCCGGTCCTCGTCCGACATTGGATCATCCCCACGCTGGGCCCGAATCTCGTCTGCGGTGTAAACCTTGTTCGTCACCATCAAAGCATCAATCTGGGCCTGTTGTAGCGGGTCTATAGCATCGTCCTCATCCCACCGCAGTACGAGATCGCCATACCCGAATAGAATCCGCATGACCGTGTTGCAGGTATCGGCGATCCAGTTCTGCCACGGCACCAGACCTTCCTCCTCGCCCTGCTGCTGGTGAGCTTGAGCTGTCGCTCTATTCTGTTGCTGAACGAACGGCATCGGGTTAAGCCCCAAAAAGAAGCACATGATCCGGATCAGCCATTGATCGGTCGTATCGGTCAGCGCCTTTTCCTTGACGTCGACAAACTTACCGCCCGCGGGGACGAACTGAGTGCCACGGCGTTCAGCAAGATTGCCCGCTAGCCTGGCGTTCCAGTTGATTGCAAAGCTTGCTATATCGTCTGTCGTCCAGGTATCAGGAGCTTCAAAGATCAGGTCAGGCATCGACCCGCTTGTGTAGTACTGCATCAGATAAGCTTCTCGAGCCATCGCTATTCCGAGACTGGGAAGCATCTGCTCGATCGGTCCGTAACCGTAGGGACTGTCGACGCGCTTGTTGCGAGGCTTTAAGAGCAGTTCGGGGAATGGATAACCCGTGCTCTGATCGTTCGGGATTGGCGTTCCACGTGGAACCGGGCGGATGTAATCGCCTGCCGGCAAGCCCTTAACGACTTTCTGATAGGCGGGGCCCTCATTGAAAGACGGTAAAGTCCCATCCCCCATAATCTTGGGCTGAAATAAGCTGCCATCCTGAATGTTAAGGCTATACGGTCTGCCCGCTCGGTCACGTCGAATCCATATCGCGGGCGCGTCATAAACGAGGACTTGGTCCATGAGCATCCTGAGCCAGTCCTGCCACGAATTGTCCTTGTCCGGGAACGCAAAGAACACCTCCATCTCGTCGCAGCGAGGATCGACCTGAGTTTTCGGATCTTTGGGCTGAATTGAAAATCCCTTGCTGCATATCTTGTCTTTCACCCGCTCGAGTAAGCCGCGAACGATATCAAACTCAGTCGCAACCGCTTTTAAGACAGCGAAGTCTATCCGCGCATCAGACCTGGGCTTGACCCTGGTATTCCAGCCAACCGGATAATCCCACGGCCGGCTGATAACACCAGCCGCAGGATCTTGTGCGATCGGCTGTAGAGGCTGTTGCGGTCCGAATAGCAATGCAGGAGCGTCAGCCCCGGCGATCAGGATGGCCGCCCGCTGTCTGAAACTCAGCTTTGAAGGAACGTTCACCGTCGGAGTCGGCAAGGGCGTCCCCGACTGTCGAGGATCGCCCGAGCCTGCACTACGAGCTGCACGCCCGTAGCTCAACTCCGCTGGGGTTGCCTGGTACTGAGCCATTTATGGCCCGAAATGCGGCAAGCCTGGGCCTGTAGAACCAGTCGCGCCCGAACTTCCGGTCAACCCCGTAGCCCCGACGCCCCCCGTCGCACCAGCAGCCTTGCCAGTTAGCCCAACTCCACCTGTTGCACCAGTCAAGCCAGTAGTCCCAGTCGCGGACGTACCCTGGACTCCGCCAGTAGCACCGAGCGCCCCAGTCACGCCATTTGCCCAGTTCCAGCCAAAGGACAGCAGACCAGGGTGATAGGCAAGATAAGGGATCGAGACAATCCCACCTGCGACTGGATACCAGTTGCCGTCTGCCCCGTAGAGCTGCGTAACACCGGCTGGTGCCTGCAAAATGATATTTGCCATGTCAGGCTCCTGTCGGGCCAGTTGCGCCCGTTGATCCCGTTGCGCCGGTTGGCGAAGTCTGTCCCGTCGGTCCGGTCAAACCAGTTCCACCGGTTCCACCAGTCCCACCAACACCACCGAGCTTGCCGATACTGCCGGCCGCGGCTAGGGCACCTGTTCCACCCGTCGACCCAGTTCCGCCTGTCGCTGCGGTGAGTCCTGTTCCTGGATTAAAACCGGCGACCAGAAGATAGTTCGGTGCCCAGTTCTCGGGAATGACAACCTGACCCGAGACAACTGGATACATGTTGCCGTCCAAGGCAAGAACGTTGCCGACAAAGCCGCTTGGTACTTGATATGTGATGTTCGCCATGATTAAGGTCCTGTCGGTCCGGTTGCGCCTGTACCACCTGTGCCGCCTGTGACGGCTACAGCTCCTTGATTACCAGTGGTCAATCCTGTGGGTCCGGTCAAGCCGGTCGGACCTGTGCCGCCGGTTGTGCCAGCCGCGCCGATAGCTGAAGTCACACCGACAGGACCAGCAGGTCCGGTATTACCAGCAACGCCCTTGCCGAAGTTAGCGCCCTTGGTAAAGATATTCGGAGGCACTGAGCCTTGCGGCATGGTGATAACACCGGCGACAGGGACGTACAGCGTCCCATCCTTGCCTAGAATCTGTGTTGCATAGGTAAACGTGACGTTAGCCATTAGTTGCTCTTTGACTTTTTCATATGCTCACCTCAAAGGTGCGCCAGACCGTTGGGCAGATTGCTTGCCGGCTTGCGCGTAGTAATCGAGTAATCCTGTTCCTGTCGAATCTGATAATTCAGTCAGCGCCCATACAAGCGCGTCCATGCGATCAGGACTGAATGGGGATGTCAGTGGATCAAAATCACACATCTGATCTTCTAACATTGGAAAGAATCCGACATGATGGACGCGACCCTGCTCGTATAGAGCTGCGATCGGTTCAGCGCGAATCATCTTTCCGCGGCTAGCTGTGACTGCCTTGTACGCTATGTTCTTGTCGACAGTCCTGATCGTGAGCTCGACCATCTCACCACCGTTATTTGTTTCGGCAATGAGCCTGTCAGCTGAGTTGTCGTGATAGCACTTGACCGCAGCTCGAGCCCATACATCGGGACTGGCGATTAGAGACTTGTCAGCGGTGATGTAGTAATGCTCGCCGCTTACCTGGCTATCTTTCGGCGCTGGACCACGGGCAGCGCATATGATCCCTGTCTCATCAGAGTCCTCGCGGCTGGTAACCGCAGGATCGACTCCAACAACAATTCGTCTGCAAGGCGGCATCGCTGCCACACGAGTCGCATCAATCTGCCGTCGCTGCCACAGTGCGCCTGGGTTGTCATCCAGCAACTCTGCGTTAAGTTCCTGACGCCCGATTCTTGTACCTTCATACTTTCGGATAACTGCGGTGTAGAACGCTTGCGCGAGATTGGCGCGGTTTTCATAGACAGTTCCTCGTGTAACAACGCACCCCGGATTCTTCATCAGATCCTTGACCAGTGGCGTCGGTCGCGGAGTCGTTGTTACGATTGCTTGCGGAGCCTTGCCCAGCCTCAAACCAAATTGCGCTTGGTCCCATGCCTCAGGGTAGCGCCAGCTTCCCAGCTCATCGGCCCACAGTTTTTCATGCTGCTTACCGCGGAGTCGTTCAGGCTCGTCTGCAGTGAAGATCAGCGATTGACAGCCGTTAGGCCAGATCAGCTTACGTTCGGACTTGCGATAGTTGGGGCGCTCGGAATTTGGACAGATAGACAAGATTCCCGATTCCCCTTCGATCATGATGTCACGGGCATCATCGGACGTCGCTCCGATGAGATTGACGTAACGATTCGTTCTTGACCACTTGCGACTTTGTTCTGCGCCGACTCTCGTCTTACCGTAACCCCGTCCAGCAAGAAGCAACCAGTAAGTGAGCAGTCCTTTGGCGAAGTCTGCAGGCGGGAGCTGGTTAGGCCGCGCCCAACTATCCCAGTCATAAAGGATTGCAGTCGCTTGTTCATCAGTGAGAAACCGGACCGCTTCCGTTGTCTGCGCCAGGGTCAGCTTGCCGGAAAAGCCGTTCAGCAAGGACGGTCTTAGGCTCGGTAACATCAACAACACCCACTTCGCCCGAGTGTTCCAGGGCTGTCATGTCGGGCAGGACTTTGCGGAGCAAGGCCACCGCTGCGGTGACCTGTTGCGGCTGCATTGGTATTTGCCCAAGCACATGATCGCGCAAGTGTTCGACAATTTTCGCTGCATCGATCCTGAGTCTCAGGTTCTCGAGGGCTACAGGGCTTGTTAACCTCGCCGCCCATTTCATTCCTTTTTTGCCGGCCATATATCATTTCCTGAGGGCGTAAAAAAGCCCTGCTTGCGACAGGGCCATCATTGTAAAGCTTGCACGCATAGCACTCCTGGCGCTGAAGTTAGCGCGGAATGTATGCGAATGTAATAGGGATTTGTCCTACATGCAAGTACTTTCGGTTATATCGATTTCCTCCCGCAGCACAACAACTCCCGGACTGGGCCATCCTTGGACTACCTGACACAGTAGCGCCATAGCCTCTGGATCGGCTCCGTAGAGCCTCCAGGTACGTTCTGCTACCCTTTGAGCCTCCGCAGCTAATCGGACGAGCCTAGCCGCAGCTCGGGCTTCGCGCTGGGCTATTTGGGATGGGGAGCGTCTTTTGTCTCCTATCCGGCGTGTCAAGCTGCCTCCGATTGAATAGCAGCCCGTTCTAGGTCTAGATGGGGATCGCAACGGTTCCGTTCGCGGATGCGACGAACAATAGCTTCCGAAGAATAGTCAAAGTCAGCCGGCATAGCAGCCTTAGACTCACTAATTACCCGAGCTCCAACCTGCATATCCTCACAGCCATAATGCCCAATACAAAACAACTCGGGGTAATGCGCTGGCGTGGGGCTGCTATAGGATATTGTCCCGATATAGCAACACCGATCACCATCGGAAACCCAGGCACAGCGGTTTCTGTTGCCATCGATTGGTCTGGACGGCACAAACTTTCTGCCGTACCCACAAGAACCGCAAACCCCGCTTGCAGAGAGTGGGTCATTACATGTAGGGCAAAAGCCGCTCATAACTGAGGCTCCTTTTCCGTTCGCCGTACCCAGTTGCGCCAAGTCGCGTTCCAGTCTTGTTTCAAACCTTTCGCGCCAGCAACACCGATCCAGTAATCACGAAACCCGATCGACAGACGAACAACGCCTTCTGGCGTCCAGTCTTTGCGGACTGCAAAGGTCCAGGTTTTCCAATCATCAGGAAGTCGCCAGTCTGGTGGTAAGCGCGTAGCGCGAACCACAGGGGTTGTTCTTTCTTTACTTCTCTTCACTTCAACGTCAACTTCAACGTCAACTTCATGCGTCTTAGGTCCGACTTGCGCCTGACCTAGGTCTGACTTAAGTCCGACTTTCCTTATTAACTCTGTGATTTCTTTATCCTCTACTTCGACAGGAGGACGCGGGTGTTTGCCCTTCAAGTACCGTAATCGCTGGCGACTTCGCGGGATGTGCGCGTATCGCTTGCCATCGACTTGGTAGATTCGGATCAGTTCATGGTCTACGAGTTCGGCCAACAACGCCGCAGAAGCAATCTCGGAAATGGCTCGGCCCATGGCAATCGTTAGGGCCGTAGACGTCGCCTCGGCGTTCGACAACCCATCGGACGCTAGGACCAAATGAAGGAAAAGCAGTTTTGTAGTGTCGTTCGATAACGTGACGTAGCGATGCGATCGCAGTAACTCATCACGTATAAGCTTGTCTGACAAAATGCCTCCGAATAAGGCTGAAAAGGTTTGCCGGTAAGTCCCGTATTCGGCGAGACGGTCAAAGCGCGGGGAGCGCCCAGATTGTCCCGGCAAAGTCATTATGCGCGGACAACTCGCCACAGGCAAGCCTGCCGCCCGCTCGGCGTCTTCCGGGTCTGGTACACCCCTGGCATATCCGTCTTGATCCGCTCGATGGTCCCCTGTTCGTGCAGCTCCGTAAGCCTCCGGGCCGCGACAGACCAGTGGTCAAAGCCACACCTGGACGCGACCTCGTGGGCCGTCATCGGCCCGTACAGGGCCAAGGCAGTCACACAGGCTATCCGGTGGTGTCCTGATACCTCCCGCATGCTTACCGCGGCCTGGTGGCTCGTGGCAGGGTCTGCGCGATGACTTAATGGCATGAACACCGGACCAGATATAAGCGTGTTCACTTGATGTGAGTCGCCCAATCCCTGCCGGATAAGGTGCTGCGGGAACAGGTCAGGTGTTTCCATAATCCTCCCTTAGTTTATCCAAGGCCCAAGCCTCAGAGCGTCCAAATGACCGACCAATAGCGATCGGGGCGAATCCTGCGTTGGCCATCTTGATGCATATTTCTGCATCGGTTAAGACTGTGACTGCTCGTCTCGAGGCTTTGCGAGCCGCGATCCTTTGCTGGTCGGCGTGGGTTATTTCGATCATTTGCGCTTAACTCTTCCGCCGAAACTATCGACCAATTGGAATTTCCCATCAATCATTGCTTGAACATCGTCAAGTGTGCGCAAAATATAAACTGGTCCCCCAGTCCAAGCCATAGCCCACTCCTTTTGTGCTGGGGACAGACCACGTTTCCCATATTGATTATCTGGATTTTTCACTTCTGCCATATGCCATTCATCATTGATACTCACAGCAAGATCAGGACATCCGCTTCCAATAATTGATAGGTCTAGTACACAAGCCCCAAGCTTTTCTAGTGCGTCTACTAACAATTTGTGATTGAAATCTTTGCGACCAGAAGCTCTCCTGCTGTGCATTCTCACTCCGATTTTGGCTTTGTTGGCGCACAGTTCGGAACAGTACTTTCTATTTAGATGATAGGACTTGAATTTAAGCCAGCAATACCCACAAACATAATCGGTTCTAGCCTCTCTGTTCCTAAGATGACCGGCTTTCCCAGCTGCTGTTCCAGCACACTTACGAGAACAAAACTGAGCATAATCACCATTCTTAGACCAACCAAATGGAGATGCGCAAACACCGCACAGTCTGCGCCATTCAGCTCTTCTACGGACCTCAGCGACAGGCAGATAATAGGGCACGAATTAATGACCAAAAACCACGAGGTTTTGTTCGCGTCACAGTAGGAATCGCAAGTTTTCCAGAAAATCTCTCCTGCGTACTGCGGGATGCAAGCCATGCTTCATCTTCGCGCATCTTACTTCTGTCAGTGCGGGCTGCGAATCTCATGATTGCAATATTTGGCAGACGCGCTGCCGGCTTATATCGAATCGTTTAGCAATACGCTCAAGTGTCCACTTTTTAGCTCTAAGCCCCCGCATGACATCGCGGCGCTTGGCGGCCCGCGCAAGGATGCGCTCATACTTTGCTCGGCTCATGAATTGAACTATAGGGTATGATGCAATTCCTGTCAAGGGTATTAATATATTTGCGAAAGGGGCTTGACAAGGTTCCAGCCATGCCCTATATTCTAGCCATGACCATTCGCAGCGCACTGTACCGCATAGCAAGGCTCATGGGCGACATCAACGCAATAGCCCGGGGCCGTTATCTGCAGAGGCTAGTCCGCAAGATGGCGCTGCGCAAGTCCGCAGGAATCATTAACCGGATTATCAAATGATTTTCGACATTCACAAATACGCCAATACCCTGCTCGGTACTCCTGCTGCAGACTGGGCGAATGCTCTTGCTTATGTCAGCAAGGATGCGCCCAAGCGCGGAGCGGTCAAGCCTTGCTATTGCGAGGGCTTAAAGTTTCCGCACCGCTATGCCTCGAAGGGCTGCGAGCATCATCCCGATCATGTGAACATGGCCGAGGAAGCGTGGATCGAAACACTAGCCGAGCGACCGCGTGAACTGAAGTATTACGATCATGACTGACCGCATTGACACCGCAATTGTGGTGCTCTGTCTGCTAATCATTGTCATCTTAATCACGGGAGCGATATGAAGCGCAAAGTCAAACCGAGGATAGCGATCACAGACCCGGCTTTCGTCTACAAGGATTCGGCCTCGACTAACGTGGCCGAGACATTCAGGAAAGCCAGGGAGAGAATGGCTGCGGAGAGTCTGCCGCTGGCTGAAGTTACCAAGCTAAAGCGCCGGGCATGACCGACGACTGGCAACAACAAGAGGATCACGAACACGAGCAATGGCTTAGCGATCGAGCCGCGCAAGTCGAATTCCAATCATGGCTCACTCAACTAGGACACGGACATGAACATAAACGAGATGACCCCGAGCAAGTATCTGAAGCAATCCGATGTGCAGGGCGAAGTGCTGGTAACGGTCCAGGGGCTGAAGAAGGTTAACGTCGCCCGCGAAGACGACGAACCCGAATATCGCTGGACGATCAAGTTCCAGGAGTTCGAGAAGCCCATGGTCCTGAACACGACCAATATCAAGCGCATGGGCAAGGCTTTGGGCGACGACACTGATGGTTGGGTTGGCGGCCAAGTTGTCTTGTATGTCGATCCTGACATTGAGTTTGGCGGCAACATCGTCGGCGGCCTCAGAATCAGGAATCACCGCAAAGCCTCGCCACTGAGCAAGCCTAACGCGCAGGGCGATGACATTCCTTGGTCGACAGGTCCCGATGGACGGTGACCAGAAAGCCGCATGGCTGTCAGCTCGCTGCGGGAAGCTCACCGCCTCGCGGATGGCTGATGCCATGGACTTCCTCAAGTCCGGTCAGCCGTCTGCCAAACGGGTAAAGCTCATGCAGGAGCTACTAGCCGAGCGGCTGACAGGCGATTCCATGTCTCACGTTGTCACAGACGCGATGGAGCACGGTATCGAATATGAGGATGAGGCTGTCGATATGTTCGTAGGATTGACCGGCCGCGATGTGAAACTGTCGCGGTTCTATGAGCATCCGACCATTGAGAACTTTGGCGCGACACCAGACCGGGAAATGGACGACGGCTTGATCGAGGTTAAGTGTCCGAGCACGCCCAAATTTGTCCAGTGGCGGATCAACAAGATTGTTCCTCACGAGCACCGGCCGCAGATGCTGGCCCAGTTAGCGTGCTCGGGTAAGAAGTGGTGCGGCTTCGTCGCCTACGATCCGCGGATCAAAGAGGAAGGCAAGCGCCTGTTCCTGGCTAAGTATGTTCCGACAGCGGAGGAAATAGCCGAGGTCGAGGACGCGGCTAGAGCCTTCCTTGCCGAACTTGAAGTCATGTTTGATGCGTTCGTAACGGCATGAACCACCGCGACCGCAAATGGCTAGACCTCGCGCACCGCGTTACTGAGTGCCAGCTATGCGCGGAATATGTGCCCGGAGGTTGTGAACCAGCGCACAGCAACGAGTCTAGGCACGGTAAGGGGGCGTCAATCAAAGCTCACGATTGTTTCCATGCCGCTCTGTGCCACAACTGCCACATCTTTATCGATGCCGGGCGGAAGTCCCGGCAGACGGCTCAGGAAGCTTGGCGCGGAGCTGCGGATAGGACGCTAGTGCTGTATGCGACTAATGGATGGCTAAAGGTGAGCAAATGAGCAATGACGCCAGGCAGGAGTTGATAGCGCGGCTCAACAAAGCAATTGTGTCGCCCGACAAGATGACGATTCGGGAAATTGCCGCACTATTCCTTAGCTGTCGCTCTGCTCTCTCTGAATGTACGGGCGTTGTTGCCGTCGCCGCTCCCGCTGTCGATTATCGGAAGGCGCTGGAGGAGCTTGTGGCAGCGGTTGATCGAGTCCTGCCAAAGCTGAATGGCATCTTCGCTACGAACTTTGCGCGGACAGGCCATCAATACGACGGCCCGACGTTTGGCAAGGAACTGGATGCTGCTCGCGCCCTCCTCGCCGCCCAAGCGCCGAAGGATGCCACACCGGGAGAGGGGAAATGAGCGATAAAAGCAAACGCGGGAAGCCTTCGCAGCTGGAAGAGCTTGTGGCTGCGTGCTGCGAGTTTTTTGATTTGAAGCGCGTTATTGCTGCACAGATGGCCCTCGCTTCTCCAGTAGTGCAGGAAAAGAATTTGCTGCATCGTTTGCGAAATCCTTATGGGCGCTCCGATGACGAAAGACGCGCCGATCGCTTGGAAGCTGCGGATCGTATTGAAGCTTATGAAGCTTATATCCACCTCTCGACTGCCGACCTTTTACCTGCGCCTTCGCAAGAGGACGTAGGGCAGGGAGAGAGCAAATGAACAATGAGCGGCCGCAAGTGTGCTTGATAATTTCAGTTCCCGGTCCAATGGCACGCCGGGGCGGCCGCTCACCCTCACACGCGACGGTAACTCAGGGCGAGCCTTTAGGGACTCAACGCAACGCTTGGTCGCTGAGACGCCAACGAAAGTGAAACGATGAACACCGAGCCAACTGCACCGGGAGAGGGAAAATGAAGCATTGCGAATTCTGCGATCTGAATGTGGCCGAAGATGCATGGTTCTGCCCGAGGTGCAAGGAATACAAGGGGATCATGCCCGGACCAGTGTGGGAGGACAACCGCGACCGGGCCGATGACGAGGAGCGAGCTGACCGGCATGTGCCAAATGAGCCGTGAACCTATAAACGCTTTGCAAGATCGCATCTACGAACTGAGCGAGCAGCACGGTTCGATGCGAGCCGCTGCTCGCGTGTTGCAGGTTGACCATGTCTACCTGTGGCGATTGGCTTGGGGCGAAAAGGACAATCCAAGCGATGCGCTGCTCCGCAAGTTGGGTCTGCGCCGCGTCGTAACCTACAAGGAGTTGATCGCATGATAAAGCTGCGTCACTGCTGGAATTGCGGGGCCGAAATTGGCTATATCGATGATCGCTTCTACGATAAAGGCGATACGTGCGAAAGCCCCGAATGCAATCGCGAGGCACGCCATCAAGCCGCCGCTGAACGCGACAAGGCGCACGAACAGCTTGACCGAGATATGGGCTGGTTATGAAGCGGCTAAACCAAATTTCCCCAAGGTCGTTTCCGCCGCTGACCGAGTGTCCGGGGATAACGGAGGACGAGTGGATAAACGAGATGCGAGCCGCTGAGGGGTTAGGCCCGCGTCCGCACCTGCCGCCCTTGGACGCCGTTGTTGACAAGGTGCTTTCCCACAAACCAAAGCCGAAATCGAAGCCCGCGCGCAAGCGTGCCCGCCGCGCGAAGAAGATCGCGCAAGCCGCTGATGTCTAAGGAGCGCGGGAGTCATGTATATAAGTCCCAAATGAAGCGCGCTCGCTGGTACATGCAATACGTTGGCGAGTGTCCAGTATGCGGGCGCTGGAAGGGTTGGAAGGAGGCGCGATATACGGAGCCGCCGCCCAAGCCTGAACGGTATGAGTCTTTGCCGAACCAAGTAACTTACGATCAATGTTTAGGATAAGTCGATGAATGACGCGGTCAACTTTTGGGACTTGGAGCGAACGAACGCTGTCTTGGACCTTGATCGCAATCCTTACGTCGTCGGTGATTGGTCGTGGAATGCAGAAAGCAGGCCGCACGAATCAATCGAGTTTGAAATGCTCAGAGAGCTGGGTCCAGGAGAGGAGAAATGATGAGCGACCGTAAGACTGTTTTGCTTCTTGCTTGCTACGACATGCTCAAACAAGCAGAACGCGACCACTTTGTACGCAGCCCGCTGGAAATCATCACTCACTACGACGACGCGGACTGCGACGGTCTATGCCTCATGGAAGACATTGCGGACGAACTGGAAATTGAGCCATGACCGCTGACGATGTACGGGACAGGCTGGAAAGCTTGGAGCGCTTAAAGAGCGAGCGTCGCGTGAAGCGTTCTAGAGCGCATAAGTGCTGGAGAAACATGCGCCAACGATGTGGCAACCCCAACGATCCGACGTATCACTGCTACGGAGGCCGCGGCCTTCGCGTTTGCGATCGGTGGCAGAGCTTTGACAACTTCTACATGGACATGGGCGAACCACCACCAGGGCTGACCTTGGACAGAATCGATAACAACGGCAATTACGAGCCCGGAAATTGTCGTTGGGCGACAAGGATGGTGCAGGCGGCCAATTCCCGTAACACCCGGGCCATCGAGATCAACGGGGAGTCTATGCCGAGGCGAGAGGCCGCACGTCGATTCGGCATCGAGATGTCTACGCTGCGCGGCCGGCTGAACAAGATGAAGATGACACCCGAAGACGCAGTGACGCGCCCGATTGACCAAAGCAAGAGCAGATCGTGACGGACGCAGAATCCCTTAGGCGAGCGGCTGAGTTGTTGCGACACAATGCGTTCGATTATTTCGAGGCTGCATATAGAACGGAGCGCGCCACCCTCGCCGCCACTCTCGAACGTCTAGCCGCAGTACATGGGCACGACGATCCGGGCATGAA